TTTCAGCACAGCGCAGGACTACAGTTGTGCCGAAATCGACGATACGGCATTCGGTACCACGGGCACCCGAAGTACAGCCGCGGGCATGTTGACACACCGCTACGTGGACCAGGCGTACCATTCCGCGGGTAGCGGTACGGACGTAGACGACGTGCTCTTTTCGCGTGTCGGTACGGGCGCCATCGTACGCACGGTGGCACCTGTCGCGGGCGTTGAAGGCGAATACGCATACACGACCCAGATACTGCAAGCACGCTATAACCCGTTCGACGGCGGTAGTGTAGGCGAGATGCACGCCACGTCTTTCGAGGGCCAGAACGACGGCACGCCACTAGTACGTGGTACCATACTGAACAACGCCAGCGAGGTGGGCACGGGCGCCGGTACAGCGTTCCAGGTAGGCGCACTATCGGCTACACAGATTGGGTACGCGGCACTGCATATCACGGACCCCGTGGCGCTAACCAGTATCGACGTGAAGATAGAAAGCGACGACGTGGAGGGGTTCGGCGGTACGCCCGAAGACCAAATCACGTTCACACAGCAGACGGCGGCGGGTAGCGAATGGCAGACGGTTGCGGGCGCGGTCACCGACGACTGGTGGAGGATTAACGTCACCGCGCTAGTAGGCACGAGCTGCACGGTCGTGGTCGTGCTGGGCATACTCTAATGCCAGCGGGCATTTCCTAAATAGCTCCAGGGCGCGGGCGGCCCCGAACAGCCCAACACAGCTTGAATACTTCCGCCAAGGGGCGGCACCTACCAGCTAGGGGCCGTCCCTGTTTGCGTAGGTGAGGGACGAAGGGCAGGACGATGGCAACTCACACTTTGACAAACGCGAGCGTGAAGTGGAACAGCGTCGATTTGAGCGACCACTGCACCGCCGTGACCATCAATTATGAATCTGAAACGGTCGACGACACGGCATTCTCCACGAACTCAACCCGCTCGGCGGCGGCAGGGCTGCTCAACTGGTCAGTCGATATGACGTTCTTCGCAGATGAAGCCGCGTCAAAAGTCAACCAAACCATGTTCGGGGACGTAGGCGGGACCGCTAGAACCGTAACCATCAAGCCGGTGGCGACAGCGACAACTACGGCCAACCCCGCATACACCGGAACCGCATTGCTTACGAGCTTCCCGCCACTGGGCGGAACCGTAGGCGAGATGAACACGATCAACGCGCGCTGTGTCGCTGCAAGCGCAAGCGCACTTACACGTAGCACTTCATAAAGAGCCCCACGAGGGCCGTCACTCTCGGAGGGAAAGATGGGCGAAGCACTCACGGCCGTAGCGATACTGCACGCGGCCACACCACGTCAACCCGTGGAAGTCAAGGAATGGGGCGGGACCGTATACGTGCGGTCGCTTACCTATTCCACCATTCAGGAGCTCTACGCCGACCAGGACGGCGACACACCCGACTGGCGACCGTTTGTACCGGTCATCCTGCTTAACGGGCTGGTAGACGCGGACGGCAAACCGCTGTTCACGGACGAAGGCGAGGTAGAGCAACTGATGGACTCCGGGTCGTTCGCGGCCGTAATGACATGCGTGAACGCCATCATGGAAGCCAGTGCACTGTCCAGCGCAGCAGAGGACGAGCTGGAAAAAAACTAAGGGAGCAGCCATCGCGACGGCTGCTTCTGGCGCTTGCTGACAAGTGGAACATATGGGATGCCGATTCGCTGGCCGAGGTGTTGACCTACCGACAGGCCCGCGAATGGTGTGTGTATTTCAAGCTGGACGCCGAAGACCGCGAAGAACGCCAGTTGATAGCTAAGGCCGAATCGGAAGCCGAACAGAAGATGTCGAGCATGCGTACCGACCCACACTTCAGACGTAATGGCTAACCGGGACATCCGCGTACGGTTCAAGGGCGACACACGCGACCTGGACCAGGCGTTCGGACGGGTACGTCGTGGTGCGGATAGGACCGACAAGAGCGTACAGGGCGTCAGTAAGTCGTTCGGTGCGCTCAAGGGTGCCATCGTTGCTTCTGGTGTCTTGGTGGTCGGCACGCAGGTGGCCCGGTTCACTAAAGCCATGTTCGACCTCGGCTCGGCCGTAGAGGAAACCGGGTCCAAGTTCAGAACGACGTTCGGTCAGTCCAGCGCAGCAGTAGACGAGTTTATAGCGTCGTTCGGCCGTTTGGCCGGTGTGACCCAATCGGAGGGTCAGGCGTTACTAGCCACCACGGGCGCTATCGCGCAAGGGTTCGGGTTCGCGCAAGGCGCTTCCGCCGACTTCGCGCAACAGATATTCCGCACCGCCGCCGATATGGCGTCGTTCAACAACCTGCCCACCGACGACGTACTACAACGCATCACCGCCGCACTGGCCGGCGAACGCGAGTCCATGAAGCGGCTCGGTGTGGTCATCATGGAAACGGACGTGCAGGCGCGTGCGTTCGCCATGACCGGCAAGAGCGTCGCCAAGGAACTGACCCAGCAGGAAAAGGCCACGGCCACACTCGCGCTTATCACCGAACGCGCCGCCGTGGCTATGGGCGACCTCGAACGCACGTCGAGCTCAAGCGCCAACGTAGCCAAGAAAGCCGCGGGCGACTTCCGGCAGTTAAAGGAAGACATCGCGGTAGTCGTTAAGGACGCGCTGGTACCGCTGCTGCTCAAGATATCCGAACTGGGCGACGCGCTAAACCAGAACCGTGACGCGGTGCGCCGTTGGGCCACGTTCTTTGTTGCCGCCTCGGTGGGCGCCATCAACATCGTCATCCAATCGTTTGATAGATACCTGGCGCTGTTGCGGATTGCGCGTGGGCTGTCGGGCGCCGGTACGGGGCTGGCCACTGGCAACGTCGGGGCTATCGGCGCAGGGTTCCAGCAGGCCGGTCAGGGTGCGAGCGACTTCGCGAGCTCTATAGGCAAGACGGTAGCCGAGTTCAACAAGATGCTGGCGGCGCTTGACGAGAGCGAACGCGCAATCTCCGGATTCGTCGGGCCGACCAGGGCGGCGGCAACGGCTGCGGGGGACATGGCGGCTGGTGTACGGAATCTAGGCGGCGCCGCTGCTGAAGCCGTTGGGCCGGTGGCCGCACTAGACGGAATCCTCGTAAAGATAAACGACCACTTCGCAGAAAACGCCACGGTGTCTGCCCACGTAGCCACCGCATGGGAAAAGATGTGGGCGGCGAGCGCAAGCGGGGCCAAAAAGACCGACGAAGAATTCAGTCGCCTCGTGAGCACCATCGCGGGCGGTGTGCGTGGCCTTATTGATTTTGGCGGGGCACTAAGCTTCATCGGTCCCAAGACGCAGGCCCTGTTGGGTTCGCTCACGAACCTGGGCCAGAACATAGCCGAAATCATTGTGGGCGGCCTGACCACGGGTGGTATGATCGGTGCCATCGGTGGCGGCCTGGCCGCGCTGGGTAGTGTGCTTGGTTCCGTGTTCAAGGGTGGGCCGTCCTTCTCCGACCGCGTAACGAAGGCGATGGACAACCTGGCGGTAACGGCTGGACTGCTACGCCTGGACTTCGAGAAGTTGGCCAAGATAGCCCGCGAGCTCGCTGACGCGCAGACACTGGGACCATTGAAGGCTCTGGGCGCGGCTGGCGTGGGGCTAGACAGGTTCGCGGTCATTAAGGAAGCCTTCGGCAGTGACCCCGTAGCCGGCCTCAAGGCTCAACTGGACGCGGCCGGTCTGACGTTTCTCGACCTGAAGAACGCCGCTGACGCAATGAATGTGGACGTCAGCGAGTTGTTGAAGGTGCTCTTCACGGGTCGTGGCGACCTAGCCGAAGCCTCTGCGCAATTGGAAACATTCTTCGGCCTTATCGACCTGCTACCCGACCCGATAGACGCCGCCGCCATGAGCATGGCCCGGCTATCACAAGAGGCCGGCATCTTCGACCAATCGCTACAGGAACAAGCCGAAGCGTTACGCAAGTTCTTCCTGGCTACCGTGAACCTACCCGGCGCGCTCGAGCAGGAATTGGGCGGGTTGAACCTGGGCACCGGCGAGGGCATACGCCGCGCAGAAGAAATAATCGAAGGGTTGGGCCGGTCGTTCTTTGCAGGCGAGTTCGGGCCGGGCGAGTTCGGCGCGTTCTCGCGTGACGAGTTCTTCAAGGCACTGTCCGACTTCGAGGGGTTCTTGGACCGGCTGGCCGGTGACGCAGGCGCGGGCCGCGAGGGGTTCACAGTGTCGCGGTCCATCACCGACGTACAGGCCAACGTATTGAACGCCGGTATGACCACACTGGTGACCATCGCCGACCAGGAACTGGACGTGGCACGCGCCAGTTTCGCGCAACTCGTAGCCATGACTGTGCTCTTGGGCGGTGCACCCGTACCGGCCGCAAGTGTCCTGCCGGGCTCACTGCCTAGCACCACACACACCACGTTCAACTTCGATGTGAACGTGAACGGCGAGGAAGCC